CACCAACAGATCCAATCACAGTATTAGTTGGAAAACCTACCACGTCCACCATTTTTTTGGCTTCTACCTCAGCTTCGGCTGCTCTTATTAGCTCCGATACTTCAGACTTTTTTAAAAGAGCCGGATTTTTACCGTTATTCTTGACAAAATTACGCATATTTTCAAAATTTGTGGGTCCGCCCTCTTCACCAAGAAATCTTAAGTCGGATGTTTGGACTCGCGAAGGATCATATCCTCTATTACCTGGTTTGATATCAGATCCGCCAACGCCAAAAAATTCTAATACTGACTGACCAACAGTGCCTAATTTGCCTACTTGACTAATAAGACTGTTTTTAATATCTTCCATGCTTGGAATAAGATCAAAAATCATAGTTAGCATATCAGTAACTTTTGCAGTGATATTGCCCATTAAATCAAAATCTGGAACTATCCATTCTTTTATAGTTGTAGGTATTGTTTCAGTAAAAAATGTTGTGACAGCAGTCCATGCATTGGCAATGCCGTTCATAAAATTATCTTTAACTTTAATTACCTTACCAACCCATTTATCTACTACTTCAGGAATATCTTTTGTAAAGAAGCATACCACATTGTCCCATGATGATTTTAAAAAATCCATAAAACTATCTTTAACTGCAAATACATTATTAACCCACGTATCTATTACTTTAGGAATATCTTTTGTAAAGAAGCATACAACATTGTCCCATGATGATTTTAAAAAATCCATTATAAATTCACCGGCATTAGACGCTTTTATATACCAAAGACTAATTGTTTCTGGTATATCTACAGTCATAAATTTATATATCTCATCCCAATAATATTTAACCTCAGAAAAAAGGTCCGACCCTTTAACGCCATCCCACCATCCTGAAATCATGCCTGGAATATCTTCTAAGAAGAATTTTTTAAAATTTGCCCATGCATCTGTAAAAGCTTTTTTAGTATCAACAAGCCAAATGTCAAATTCTTCTTTACGAGCACTAAACCAGCCCGGTATTGTTTCAGTAAAGAATCCAGAAAACGCCTCCCACTTTTTTGTGAAAGCTTCTCCAACCCCAAAGACCCATGCATCAAATTTTATTTTTTGAAGTGTAAACCAGTCCGGTATTGTTTCAGTAAAGAATCCAGAAAACGCTTCCCACTTTTTTGTAAAAGCTTCTCCAACACCTGTAACCCATGCATCAAATCTTGTTTTCTGTGTTGCAAACCATTCCGGAATATCATCGGTAAAGAAACATTTAAAAGTTGTCCAAGCTCCATCAAGCAAAGTCATAGCATTGTCCCATCCAGCTTGAATTCCAGCTGTCCATCTATTCCATGTAGCAACTGGATCTTTCATAAAATTCTTAACGCCTTCAAGCGCGAGCGCAACTCCTCCAACCACATTATCAGCTATAAAAAGAGCGACATCTTGTATGCCGCATCTTATGTCTTCCCAGCTAACTCCAAATGATGCAACCCAATCCATTACACCGGAAATTGCACTTTTAATTCTTGAAATTACCGAACCTTCTTGAGGATCAGCAAATAACTCTACTATTTCATTCCAAGATGTTTTAATAGATTCCCACGATTTTTTAAGAGATGCAATCGTGGCTTTAAATTTTTCATTTTCACCAATATCTTTAAATACTTGATAAACTCCATATATAACAGCACCAAATATGCCGCCTTTTAAAAAGAGTCCTCCAAGTTTTTTTGCAGTCGCAAGTACTGATCCAACGGCTTTAATCATTTTTCCAAGAGGGCCCATTGTCAGTAACTTACCAAAAAATCCCGGACCTGATCCTGAGCCGGATACTGATGATTCTGAAGATGATTCTGAAGTTCTTACTGCAGCCGATGCGGCAGAAGCTTCTCTATCTTCTTCTACTCGTCGTGCAGCAGCTGCTCTTCTTTCAGCGTCTTCTGCAGCAACCCCAGCTCTTAAGAATGCATTTAAAGATGCATTTTGCTCCACAAGATTTGATATATGTATACTCTGCCGCACAGTAGCTGCAAGTTGCGCATCATTATCGCTTCGTAGGGATTCGGCTAGGTCATTTAATGTAGTTACTGCCATGGTTGATCTTCCTAAAAATTATTCTTCTGTGCTTGGTCTTTGTGTCTTTGTTCTTCTTCTTTTAAATGTTCAATCAACATAGTCATATAAATTTCTCTTTCCCACGGTATCATATTCTCTAACTCTGTTAACGAATAATTGTGATCCTGCATCATCCTGAAATTACTTTTATAGTAATTAAGAAGATTTTCATGAGAGAGGCATACTAAAAAAAATCAGACATTCCTTGTAATTTAACTTTGTTGTGGTGCGAACATTCACTGCATTCATATTCAATATTTTTTACTATCTGTGGCATTTGATCAGTATATTCTTTAATCAATTCAAATTGAGATGTACTTAATGATTCAAGAAAATTATTGATCGATTGTTGTGGTTCATCTTTTACAATAATTTGATCAGTGTCAGTATTAACATATTTAATACAATTACCAATCATCACCATCGTCATTTCAGTTTCACTTATTTCTTCCTCTGTAGCTCTACTCATACTATGATAAGAAGGCCATTGCATCTGAATTGAAATGTCCTCAGTTAATTTTATTTCGCCTGTAATATCAGGCATTTTTGGACTAATATCAGTCAAGTCAACCGATAACTCATTTGGTTCTTCACATTCTGAACATTTAAAATTCAGTTTTGCTGACTCTCCAACAGACTTTGATCTGATAATAATAAACATATATTCAACATCAAAAATCGCTAGTTCATCCCATTTAATATTTTCATCTACAATACATGCCTTTATAGTATCAAGAATAGCTGAAAACATATGCCTTGGATCTTGTGATTCCATAGCTAACATTAAAACTTTTTCTTCTCTCACAAGATATGGTCTGTATCGAACGGTTTGGCCGGTAGAAGGGATATTTAATTCATATTTTGGTTGGTCATTCAGTACTGGTAGTGCCATTATATTACCTCATTGTTTAAAATTATATTATTCACGGTTTACCACACGCTGCCGCTAGTAAACGGCTGCACGTTTGGAAATTTCTTTCTAGCCTTTGCGGCTGCTATATCAGGATTAATCCATGCAGTAGCGGTTTGTGGTTTTACTGGTGGTCTTGTTCTTTTTACAGGCGTCAGATTAGATAATGCAATTGGTGAAGCCCTCCAATTAGTGTATGTCATAGTAACAGTTGTTTCAACTGTTCCATTGTTGTCATTTGAAAGGTCTATTTGCCCTAAAGTTTTTGGAAAAGCATCTATTAATACACACCGATATATGTCCTGGCCAGCATTATTTAATTGAAAAATGCCCACGTCTTTTGCATAACCACCTTCACCTCTTGAACCTTTTTTAAATTCTAATTCATGTGTAAATAAATCAACCTGTTTATCCATCCACGCTTGAAAATAATTTCTTATTAGATAAGTATTTGGCTCGTGAAAAGAAAAGGTTACGTCTTGTACAGCATATCCATGTGTTACTTCTTCTGATTTCATTCCAATCTGTCTTGGAGCTGTTAGCATTTGTCTCATCGGTAAGGTACAACTTTTACACAATATATTAATATCCCGCATACCTCCATTAAGTGCTGCAATTGTTCCCTGACGTTGACTAGTGCCAACAATATTACCCGGTAGTTGAACTCTAAATTTATTAGGTCTAGCTATACCAGATAATAATGCACCTTTAAATTCTTCTATATTTAAACTCATAGCATAGCCCTCGATTGTTTATATACTTCTTGACCAGAGGCTTTATTCCAAGACGCGGTTGGAAGAAATGTTGCGATCTCCCATTCCGGCGCGTGTACCTTTGCAAGTTTACTTCTTAAATGTTTCTTAAGATAATGTTTAACACATGGTTTATAGTATCTCATGTTAGCAGCTGATTTAACAATTTTATATGTAACGTTAAAATCATCTTCATTGGCATTAGCCATAAGCCCATCTAACATTTTAGCCCTTAATACTGGTGGAAGATAGTGCAGATTCATTCCAAGAAATCCGCCCTTTGCTTTACCAATAATAATCACAAGAGGAAAACTATCATAGAAAGGTAAAGTATCTTTATGCTTAGGATCATAGAAAAACATACACATCTTACCAATATCAGTGGCATTGTTAAGAGTTAATTCTTCTTCCTGCATCAGTTGACCCTGATTGATTCTACGAAACTCTTTGCCTCGTAAAGTACTGATTTTTTTACGGAACCATTCTCTCGATTGTTTTGTTCGAGGAGTAATACCGGCTTTAAAAGCTTCTAATTCTAGTGTTTTAAATATCTCTGTCATGATTGTATTTATATCTTTTTCTTAGGTTTTTTGATTTTCGGAAGAGGCTTGAGCGCCTTAACTTTAGGTCTTATTCCAAGTGAGTCAAGTGTATTCTCGGTCCATATTTGAAATTCCCAGCCATTATCCTGTGCAACTTTCCTAGCGGCTTTCCATTTATTCATATTTTTAACGTAAGTAAGACCTTCAGTGATATATCGTTTTGTTTTTTTACCTGGATTTTTTGGGGGTCGTGTTTGGGCATCTGGTTTTACTTCTACTAAAATCGTTTTCTTATTCTTAAATGTGATTTTAAGATCTACAAAATACCTATGATATTTTTTATCAACCTCATACAAATATGGAACTACTACCTCTTCACTTGACCATGAAACTACTTCACTATTTTCGTCGCACCATTTAAAGCAATGCCGCTCCCACATAGATCGATATACTATATTAGTATAGTCACCGCGGTATTTTGCAGGATTGCGAGGATTAAATTTACCTGAGTATGTTTTCATAATTTCCTATATAAATATAACTAACAGAATTTAACACTATTTATTAGGAAAATTAGTATGCTAGAAGAGCGTTTCAGACCCGGCGGACCACTTGATAGATCAAGTAATAATGGCAGTCGCAGAAAGAGAGTAAAATTTCCTATTGAAAATCAAGCTGATTATAAAGCCTTTATAAAATTTCAACCAGTAATTACAGACCCGCCAGCACTTGGAAATGATTTTAAAAAACTTGGTGAATTAGTAAAAAATAGTACTGATCAGATTATGAATATTGTAACAGGCCAATTTGCGGTTGACCAATCTCAATCTAATCCAGGCCCAGATGATGGTCTACGTGGAAATGTAAGTCCTAGCGGCCAAGAAGGCGTTGGTAATAATCTTCTTAAAGACTCAAAGAAACGCAATTCACAAAACAGTTGTGTAATGTATATGCCTTCTTCATTAAACTTTCAAGACGGAGTAAATTATTCACAAGCAGATCTTGGTGTATTTGGAGCTGCTCTTGAAGCCGGAATAAATAGCGGCGGTAGCGTTGCCGGTAGTTTAGGGAGTGCACTAGGCAGCTCTATTAAGAATGTATATGACGCGATGTCAGGAAGCATGAATCAAGATGCTGCAAGGTTAATGACTACTAAACTTGCAGGTATGGCTGGTAAAAATGGAGCAGTTGATGGTGCTGTCCGAGGATCATTAAGAACATCTCCTGTTGCAAATATAACAATGTTATTTGATAAACCTAATTTAAGAGAGTTTTCATTTACATTTAAAATGCAACCTGTAACAGAAGAAGAAGCCAAAGAAGTTAATAATATAGTTAAATTCTTTAGAACCGAGTTATATCCATCCACCTTTAATTATGATCAAGGTGATGTTTCTATTCCGTTTGGATATAGATTTCCTAATGAGTTTAATATTAGTTTTCACTATGGATTAAATCGTGAAACTGAAGAATCTAGGTATAGCACCGGAAACTTTATAAAATTAAAGCCCTGCTATTTAAAAAACTTTACTACTAATTTTAATGCAACTAATTCGACATTTTATAAAGGTGGATATTTTCAAGAAACATCAATCTCAATGACGTTCCAAGAGAATGAATTGTTAGATAGAGCAGATATAGAGGAAGGCTTCTAATGACATATTTTGCACCTTTTGGACAAACAGTTTACAAATTCGGAGAGGCAGATAATGCAACTGTTTCGTTTCAAAACATATCGGCATATGCTGATATAGTAGATAAATTTAAAGAAGCAGAACAAAGCTATTTAAAATACAGTATTTTAGATGGTGACCGACCTGATGTATTATCATCAAAGATGTATGGCGATCAAAAATATTATTGGACATATTATCTATTGAATGATCATATTAGAAGACAAGGATGGCCGTTATCATACAATGAGATGGAAGAAACAGCAAAAGAACAGTATCCAAATACAACATTAGTTTTTAGAACTGATGGAACTGGGATTGGCCATGTCGGTCATACTGATGCGACTCAAAATTTAGTAAATATTTGGAAGATAGGATCAGTAATTTACGGCGCACAGTCTGGCGCGTACGGCACGGTTATTCGTAAAGATCTTGATCAAGGCCATGTTATTATAAGTGATTCTGTAGGCATATGGATACCTGGAGAAGCAGTATATTTTAATAGAATCATTCAAAATCCATTAGCCGCGTTTGATCCAAATCCTTTTGCTGAATATGCAAATATTACAATTTATGAGCATGCTATATTAAATTCATTTTCAGCTGAATATCTTAGTTGCCATCACATGGAAAATGCAGCCGGAGAATGGGTGGATACCGATCCCAATACTGAATCTCAGGCTGCATTATTAGTAGAAAAAACACATTTGGATGTTTTACAAGCGGAGAATGATAAGTTAAGAGAAATAAATTATCTTAAACCTGAAGTTATTAGATCTGTGCATCGTGCCTTTATTGAACGTATGACTGGATAATTTATGTTAGAAGAGTACAGCACGTCATCAACTCCATATGATTTTACTATTGAATCTGTTATTATTACAGCGGATCGATGGGAGTTTGCCTTAGAAGGAATAGATATAAAAAATGTATGTGCTGAAATTAATTTGTTTGAGCATTTAGATAAACCTTATTTGACAGCAAATCTAACATTTTTAGATAATGCAAATATAGGAGACAACTATCAATTTACTGGAACTGAAAGAGTACAAATTACTTTAATATCATCTGATGAACGAGATGATGCCGGTAAAAATACCATAGTAAAACGTTTTATTGTAGATACGGTAGTCAATGCAGCAAAATCCAATGATAGTAACGAATTAGTAGTATTACATTTAGTAGAAGAAAGATACTATCAATCGTGCCTTATGTCAGTTAATAAGGTATTTAAAAAAGTTGAATCTCGAGGAGGGTTTAATGAAGGTGGATTTACTAGTAGCGCTACTGAAATAATTCAAAGTTTATTACGAGAATTAGATCAATATACGTCATTTAACGGCGATTATTATATGAGTAATGAATTAATGCATAACAGGGAAGTTCCGCCAGAATTTGATGGAGCATTAAAAGTATGTATACCTAATTTAGGAGTATTAGACGCTGTAAAATGGATGTGTGATAGATGTGTAACTCCTACTGGTTTTCCTTTTTATATATATGCAACAATGGCGGATGATAAAATTAGATTTTTAGATTTAGATAGTATGTTAAACGCTGCTACATTAAATAATAAAAATAGCGGACTTATGCCGTATACATATTCACAAGCATTAATGCATAAAGCTAATACACTACCACCTGCTGCTAAATCATTTATAATATCGAATTATCAGAATATTGGAGGTAATAGTCAGCATTCACTAAACCAAAAAGGTATGGGTCCTGCTACATTTAATTTTATTGACACGTTTAGAGGAACTATTCATGTAAAAAAACATAATCCAGGTGATACGTTTCGCAGAGCCTTTGGAGTAGGAATTCTTAAAGACGACGATGTACCAGTATATGATGATAAAGCAGAATTTGGTGGAAGAAATATCGATGACTATTCAGCTAGAACGATAACTAATATCACTACAAGTAAATCTCAAAGCGGCAGTAAATTAGGCATAGATGATCAAAATAGAAATTATAATGAAGTTCTATATACTGATAGCCATAATATAAAAATAACTGCAAAGGCATATCGAAATTACTTACATAAGTCTTCAATAGCTATTGAAGTTCCAGGAAGAAACTTTATTTCTAAAGACAATAATATATCAATAGGAAATAGGATATTAGTAGAATTTAGAAAAAATGAAAATGATACAAATGCATACGGTGCTGAGTTAGATATTAAAAAATCCGGAGAATATTTAATATATAGCGCTAGGCATTCATTTAGCCCTGGAGGAGATGGAGCTATGATATCTAATTTACAACTAGTTAAACTAGCACATCGGAAAAGATAATGAAAAGTATTAGTCATCAATATTGGGGAGACGATCCTAGATTTTTTATAGGAAAAATTAGAAGGGCCGATGATCCAAAAAATATGGGAAGAGTTCAAGTTAGAATAATTGGTATTCATGATAACTATGAAATTCTAGATTACGATCTCCCTTGGGCGCAGACACTTTTGCCTGTAACGTCACCTGGAATATCAGGTGATGGAGAAAACTGTAATCTTGCTCGAGGAGCAATGGTTTATGGAATGTTTTTAGATGGAAAATTATCTCAAATTCCACTCGTTTTAGGCAGCTTTACAACGCTTCAACTACCATCTGAAACTCAGGTGTCAGATCCGAGAGCTGACACTTTACCTGTTGATGCCGGAGGATTTACAAGAAGTGCCAAAAGTTTTCAACCCGGGCAATCTACCGCATCAGTACAACAAAATTCTGCAGAAATTGAAGCAGCAGCACAATCTATAACTGGAGATGGAACTGAAGAAAAAATCTTTAATTCGCTAAGAGTTCATATGGAACCAGCTCAAGCGTGTGCCTTTTTAGGTAATATGCGGATTGAATCTGGTTTTAGCCAGGGTCGAGATTATGACGACGTATTTACCGTAACTAAAGCATCATCAAGTCACCAATATCAAAGTGCATTTGAAGGTAAAAAATTATTTATTAAATCTGGACCATGGAGTGAAATAGTAAATCCAAATGATGTTGGATTACCTTCATTTGGATTATGCCAGTGGAGAGGAAAAAGATGGGAAAATTTAGTAGAGTTTTCAGAAGGTAAATATCCATGGCAAAGCATTCCTGCTCAATGCGATTTTGTATGGCATGAATGTACTGGTACACAAGCAGGAAATGAAAACAGCGCTTGGAATTATATCAATGCATGTGGAGCAGATGTAGCTAATGCTGCATATCATGTATGTAGATATTATGAGCGGCCTGCATTTAAGTTTGTTCGTTACGGCACTGGAGAATATGGTGCGTGTCCTTATACATCAGCTGGATCTAGTTCAAGTGCTCCTGGAAGAAGATATTGGTCACCCTCATTATCTAAGAGAATATATTGGGCTAAGGTATATTATGTAAGATTCGTGCAAGGTAATCAGACCGGCGCTGCATCTGGTAGCGGACAAAATAATAATCCAAATTCAGGAAATACAAGTAGTGGAACTAGTGCAGTACCAGATGCGATTAGCGGTGGAACGTCCGCTGCCGGGGGAGGATACTAATGGATATAGGACGATTAAATTCAAAGTTAAATAATATTAAAGGTGTTTTAGACTTTAGTTCATTAGAGAAAAAAATCTCAGAAGCTGGTGAAACACTTAATTCATTAAAACAAACTACTTTAGCTATTAATAAAGTAGGAAAATCTATCAATGGAATTAAGTCGCTAAATCAAGCTCTCCCTGAGGTTAAGGAAAGTATTGCTAATTTAGAAGCTGTGGCACCGATAGTTGAATTAACAAATAAGATGCCAGGTTTAGAAAATAAAATGAATAAAGCTTTGACTGATGATGAGAAAGTATTAGTTCAACAGATGACCGGTTCTCCATGGACTAATCCTGATACCGGTGTTGTTGGAATACCAAAAGGTCAAGATGCTAATCAAATAGTAGGAGTAAAAAGAGCTAATAAATTAGTAGGGACTCCAGAATCAATTCAATCAAATATTAATAAAATTACTGGAGAAATACCTGATTTCAATAAGATTATGAAAGGAATAGTTACTCCTGAATTTGAAGCTTCTGCTAAAGCAGGTTTAGCAAAGATAGCTAGTTTGGAAAATGTAGTTAAAGATTTTGGATCAAATATTACATCAAAGCTTAATGCTATAAAAAATATTCCTGATGGCTTAAAAGATTTTACAGATGGGCTAGGAGGATTAGCTGGAGGTGTATTAAATGGTGATTTAAATAAAGCTATTAAAAGCACTAATTTTTCTTTAAATGCATTAGCAAAAGTAGATGCTGACCTTAGTTCATTAGGAATGTTACAAAATATAAAATTATCAGAGGTAGATCATATTGAAGCCGGTATTAATACTATAGCCGGTAACGTTCTTGATCCTATAGCAAAATTAAAAGCTATTAAAGATATTAAATTAGGAAAATATAATACAGTTATTAATACTATTTCATCTGCAGCTGCAAAAATAAATAATATTGCAACTGCGTCAGTAGCAGAAAATATTCAGGAAACATTAGGATTAACTACAGCGGATTTGGAAACGAAAATTAACAAGCTTACTACTGATATTGCTACAAATGTGGTGGTTGATGAGGTTTCAACAACTTCTGGTTCAACCGGAAAAGTTACGAATATAGGATCAACTAGTAATCAATGGGAAGGTGCTAATACAGTAATCTCAGAAGATAAGACTGCTAGCACTACTTCAGCAGATTTTAAATTTAGTAGAGTATCAAATGAAGAAGAATTAGTAGCAGATTTTAATAGTATTCAAAGAGAAATAACTGAAATGATTGTGCATTGGTCAGGTCATTTTTTAGATCAACCACATGCAGGAGCTGAGGAAATACATAAAAAAAATATAGCATTAAATTTAGATGGCTGCGCATATCATTATATAATAACTAAAAAAGGACATATTGAAAGAGGTCGACCAGCTGAACAGCCTGGACAACATTGTGATGGACATGATAAGTTTAGTTTAGGCGTATGTCTTATTGGTGGAGTAAATTCATATACTCATGAGCCTGAAGATGATTGGGAATATGGAAAAGAAAATTTTACAACACTTCAAATGGAATCATTAAAAAAAATACTAAATGCATATTATAAAATATGGCCTGGAGGATCTGCGTTTGGACATAATGATATACATGAATGGGCACAAGATCCTGGATTCGATGTTGCAAGATTTGTAAAGACAAATTTTAATAAAACTAATCAAACTAATCCAAGTGAAGATGCTTTAGATCAGTCAGCTCTCGTGGCTGAATCTGTAATGTTAACAAACGCAACAACAGAATATAATAAGCCTACTGCTCCTCTTGTAACTCCTATAGCTAAATTTCCACAAGTAGCTGAAGCTGTACAGGATAACGTTGGGGCAATTATAGCGGGTAAAATTCCAATTTCTGTTAGTGGCTACGATGAAGCAGTGCATCTTTTTAATCAAGGTAAACTAAAAGCAGGCGATATTATAAAGTCAGCAAATAATCTTACAGATGATGTATTTACAGTTACACGAGATGATCAAAAATTTGAAGAGCTTAAAAATAGTTTACCAGCAAATATTACTGTTGCCGATATCGAACTTTTACAAAAAGGCAAGGACAATATTGGTTTAGTAGATCTGAGAGGCCTTACTGATGGGGAACTTAGACAATTAGCGATTGGCGAAATAGAATTAAGATCACTTCAACTTGAACAGGAAGTACAAGACGCAGTTGGGTTTGCTGACGTAGTAACAAAAGCAGTAGACGAATCCGGGCTATGAATTATAAAGGGCAAATGATATGAGTGTAGTTCCAAACGAAGAATCTAACCTTATGAAAAATAATCAGCACGCGGCGCTTGCCGGCAAAGCTGTAACTCATGGATACGATGATATTACCGGTGAAAATCCTAGGTCTGAATATCATTATGAACAAGGAACTGAAAAAAGCACCAGAAATGCTTTAGTTCATAATTTAGAAACTGATGTTGCTATTGTTGCCGGAAGAGAAGATATACACCTAGTTCATGAATCACCGTCAGACTCAGTGAATCTATCCATAAAGAAAACTCCTAAAGGTCATGTAATGATTTTTGATGATACAATTGGAGGAGAGCGTATTCTTATGAAGCACCTATCTGGTGCTGGAGTAGAAATAAAGCCAGATGGATCTATTATTGTTAATTCACGAAATAATAGAGTGGATCTTATCACTGCTAATCATCATTTGTACACGGAAGGCAATGGTACACTTACATATTCAGGTGATTTAAATATGAATATTGGTGGAGATTTTAATCTTGACGTGGGTGGTAATTATAGTTTAAAAGTTGGCGGGCATTGGATTGTAAATATATTTGGCTCATATACTAAACGCATCATTGGAATGATGACCGAAACTATTCAAAAAGTAAAAAGTACTACAGTCTTAAAAGATGTATCAAATATATTTTTAGGTAAAGTTAGTACATCAATTAAAAAAGACTATGAATTTGTTGTAAGAGGAAACGCAGATTACAATCATAAAGGATCTACAACATTAACATCTGAAAATGAAACTACGTTGACCGCACCAAATATTAATATTGTTGCACAAGATTTGACGGTCACTGGAGATACTGGAACCATCGGCGGTGAGAATATCGTGATGTTTAATTATAATATGTACACCGGACATTCTATTACAGCAGTCGACACTGTTACTACAAAAAGTGTGTATGCTACTGATACTTTAAATTCACAAACAATAACTGGAACAAGAATCAATTCAACATCTATGCACGCAACAACTTTCCATGGTGACTTAACTGGAATGGCTGATCAAGCAATTTCTGCTGATACTGCAAATGTTGGTCCATCTACCGGCAGTGCGGCTGGATTTACAAATGCTAATATTACGGCGGATGCTGTAGATGCGACTGCAGTAAATACTGATCGCGGGCCAGACGCATCTGCAGTATCAGCCATTAAACAAAAACCTACAGCTGCAACTACTGCAGTATTCTTAGATAAATCTGCTTATATGGTTCAATCTGTATTTGTGGATGAAGATGATGGTATTTACAATTATTTAGATAAAACAGTGTCTACTGGAGGAGTAACAGATAAGCCACTTACTACAGCCGAAATAAGAATTAAAATGCGGAATAGCAATAATAAAGCAAATACTTCTTTTGTCCAAGAGCAAGTTGCAGCCGGAACATTATCAAGTAAACATAGTTCAAAGGTTCCTCCACACATTGGAAGAATTGTAGGTAAACAAACACAAACTAGATTAGGATCTAGAATGATAGGTGCAACAGAACCTACTACTATTACTAATAGATTTACGGCAAGTGATACTTCTAAAAAAGGAATTAAATTTATTATTCCAGAGGCACAATATAATCCAAACAATATAGCTGAAATAAAAATGGGAACTTTGCTTGGTCCAGGAATGCCTATTTCAAAGTTCTTTCCTAATTCTGAAACTATGAATCATTTAAGTCAGATAGAAAGAAAACGTATTGCGAGGAATTTAGTTGGTGCTGTTAAATTATTAAAGCTAGTAAAAACTCCAAAATTTATGGATAATTTCAATATTACTATTACTGAAGGAGTGCAAAAATTAGGGCCTACTGACGCTGCATTACCTCTAGATTCAATTACAAAGCTATCAGCATCAGGCAGAGTAGTAGGATTTACAGTATCTAATTCAAGAACTGGTGAACTAGCTCCTGATATAGCTTATGATTTAGTTACATATTTAAAAGATAATAGCGAATATGATAAACTAATAATGGCGTATGATACTTATCAAACAGATATAGATGGAAGTGAGACTTTATTTGCTACTATTATAGCTGTAATGCCAGAAATTCCACAGGACTATAATGTAAAATTTAAACAAAAAATATCAACAATATTTAATGACACTTCTCAATCAGAAGAAGATTTAGTTGAAGTGGTGTTAACTGATACTGGCCTACGTGAGGTTCCAGACGTAAGTACACCTAAAATTACTCCTGACGGATTAAAGAAAATAAAAACTAAAAAAGGTTATACAACGTTTGTATCAGCTGCTGTATGGAATAATTTTCAAGGATTTGTTAATGAGCTTGAAGAAGCAGGATATATTATTAATAATATTCAAGGACATTCTGCTACTTCCCAAAGATACGGTAATGTTTCAAATGAATATACAGGAGAGGATCTATGGACAGCAAATGCTTCAGGATTAGGAGTTAATATTAATCCGGTAACAAATTTAAAAGGACCAAAGCTAGTTACGGACTTGCCTTCTGGAATTGCTAGTTTAGCAAAAAAACACGGATTAGGTTGGGGAGGTAGTTTTAAAAATTATAAAGATGCTAGCCTGTTTAGTGCTAGAAGTGAAGAAGGTGGAACTATTCCCGCTCCTAGAAAACCAGAAGTATATAAAACAACAGAAACTAAAGACGAAATTGCTAAAGAAAATGTTGAAGCTTTACGCAATTTTAATAAATCACTTGGAGGAGGATTAGCTCAAGCTGAACTCACTGAAGCGGAAAGAGCATACGCAGTTGAAAAAGGATATATAAAGTAATTCGCGGTGGCGATTTTTGGAAAATAATTAGAGTTAGCTAAAAATCATATAAATAGAATAAACAATAGAAGATAGAAAAATGGTAACAAAAGCATTTGCAGCAGAAGATGGTGATTTAGCTAGTCCGGGTATTATTACTTCGGTAATAAACCCCAGTAAAGATATCAATTTATCTTTTAATAAAAAGACTAATGGTGATATTTTTAAAAAAGAAGACGCCGCAGCAGTTAAGCAAGCTGTAAAGAATTTATTAATGACTAATAAATTTGAAAAGCCATTTCAACATCAATTCGGTGCTGACTTGTCTGGTTTATTATTTGAATTAGCAGATGATTTAATGGAAGATGATATTAATCAAGAAATTACGATGGCAGTAAAAAATTGGGAACCTAGAGCAAGAGTTATAAATGTTCAGTCACAAGTCCAGCCGGATCTAAATAATATTTTTTGTAGAATAGAATTTCAAATAATTGCAACAGGCTCAATAGAAGTCATCGAAACATCAGTAGCGAGGCTAAGATAAATGGCAACGAATATTACATCAACTCAACTTGACTTTGATCAAATCAAAGCTTCGCTTAAAACATATCTAAAAGCAAAATCAGAATTTTCAGATTACGATTTTGATGCATCTGGACTCAATAATATATTAGATGTTCTTGCATATAATACTCATTTTAATGGATTGATTGCTAACTTTGCTTTAAATGAATCTTTCTTAGATACTGCACAGCTACGATCATCAGTTGTTTCTCATGCTGAAATGTTAGGTTTAGACGTTTCTTCAAAAACATCGGCGCAGGTTACATTAAGAGCGAGTATTAATTTATCAAACGATGCTAATAGACCAACCGCAGTTGTTTTACCAGCCGGAGCCAGCTTTTCGACTACTATTGATGGTAATACATTTCAATTTTTTACAAGACAACAATATACTGCTATTGATGCAAATGGAGTATATACATTTGCAACTGCTACTGGCGTTGAAGAAATAATTGCATATGAAGGCGTTATAAAAAATAAAACATTCTTTGTCGGTGAAACCACTGATAGACAAGTTTATGTAATTCCTGATAAAAACATAGATGTTAAAACAGCGACTGTAACAGTATTCAACTCAGTAACATCAACCGATAGCACCGTATATACTGAATTAAATAAAGCTGTTACTGTCAGTGCTGCTTCTACACTTTATACAATACGAGAAACTCCAAATGGTTTTTATGAACTTAATTTTGGTGATGGAGTTACTTTTGGTAAAGCTCCTAATGCGGGAAATAAAATTGTTGTTAACTACCTTAGTACTAGTGGAGCGAGTGCTAATGGTGGAACAACATTCACTTCAAATACACAATTAACAGTAAACGGCGCTTCTAAAGTTATTAGCGTTACTCCGCTAACTAATTCAATAAGTGGAGCTGATTTACAATCAATTGATGCTATTAAACAACTCGCCCCAGCGGCTTTTGCAACTCAACAAAGGCTTGTTACAGCTCTTGACTATGAATCTATGATTAAAGCTAATTTTCCAACTATTACTGCAGTTTCTGCATGGGGAAGTCAAGATAATGTTCCAGTTGATTACGGTAAAGTGTATATTAGTTTGGGGTTTGATGATACTGTAACTGAAGATGAAAAGGTTGCACTTAAAGCAGCTATAGAAAATACATATGCTGATAATTTAGGAATTATGGCTATAGGAACAAAATTTGTTGATCCTGTAACTATTGGATTTAATTTAGAAACTCAGATACAATGGGATCCAAATCTTACTGGACTTAAAAGCGGTAATGTTGAAAATAAAGTAAAAAATCTTATTAAAACACATTTTGCAACCAAATTAAATGGATTCGGAAAGACATTTAGAAGATCAGCTTTGTTAACTGAAATTGATGCGTTTGATCCATCTATTCTTTCTTCAAAAATGGATGTTAAACTTATAATAAATTTAATTCCGCTTTTAAATAAAGAACAGTCATATAAGATGTATTTTCCGGTTAGACTAGAAGCACCAGGTCTTACATTTTATAGTATTGAATCAACCTCATTTACATATGGGGCATCAAATAAAATTGCAAGAATACGTAATAAGTTAGGAACTACAGTACTTCAAATTGTTGACGCTAATAGTGCAGTTATTGTAGATACTATTGGAGAATATTTTACGCAAAGTGGTTTAGTATCTTTGAACGCGTTTACCCCAAGATCTATTTTAGACGGCTCACCTTCTATAAAGTTTACAGTCACTCCGGCTGATCAGAGTGTAATAAAACCACTTAGAAATTATCTATTAAAAGCCGATGATAAAACTATGCAAGTTGGAATCACAGTTGATTTCCAAAATACAAATGTAGTATTAGGCTAATAATATGGCAAAGACAAAAACTCTGAAAGACTTTAACAGGCTACCAATAAATCTACATAGGTCTTCTATTCAAGAAGTCTTACCTGAGTATTTTCAAACAGAGTATCCAAATATTATTTTGTTTTTAGAATATTATTATGATTTTTTAGATGACAATTCTAATTTTGGTGAATTAATTCAAGACTTGTATACTGTTCGAGATGCCGAAGATAATCTTTTAACTCAACTAGATCTAATGTTTAATGAGTTTGCTTTAGGAACTGGTGTTAAATATTTTCCATCTAATCCTAGAGAAGTTATTAGGCAATTTGCAAAATTCTATAGAGTAAAAGGTTCTAAATATTCGGCTGAAGGATTTTTTAGGGCTTTCTTTTTAACTGATGCTGAAATACATTATCCTAAAAATGATTTGTTCTTCCTAAATGATAGTGCATCTGAAATAGGAGTTGATGCCCAAAAAGTAATTCAAGATGGCGGAATATACCAATTATTATCACACTTAATTAGGACTGACGTTGCTATGCCTAATTGGCAGCAACTTTATAAAAAGTTTGTCCATCCGGCAGGATTTCACTTAGGGGCTGAAATTGTTACTCAATCACCAGGTAAGTTATTTGAAACACCAGCTATCGCAACCTCGTTTGCTCTCCCTGAATTTATATTAGCACCCTCCGAACCAGCTTCAATATCAGAAAACTTTTTATACGATTCAATTGGAACAAGACCTGTTGCTGATACATTACAGTTAGTAGATATTACAGCATTAAATACAATGAATTATAACGGGGTGAATTATAATATAAGAATGCACGTAAGACCTTTGAAAGAAGATGCTTATTTAAATCTAACTTTAGCTGTACTAAATACGCAGAGATCTAGTATATACGATTGGGGATCTCAGACAAGGCAGATTTGGAATACTACTACAGATAGCGCAACTTTAATTCGTGTAGATGATGCACCTACACATATCGGTGCAGATTCTTATGGATATTATGGAACATATCCATCATTCTATGTGGGAACTGGCGATAATCCAGATTATTTGAAAAAACCATATCCTTCTGTTATTACTACATCTCTTGCATATGCGGAGCTCGGAGCAGCACACTTTGAAGCTGATTCCGATATGACACAACTTTATCCACTTTATGACTCAGATGTGGTAGTATAGCATGAATAAACTATATAAATATAACTAACATAAATTAATATTTTTAGCATTGCAATTTTGAGTAAGTATTAAGAGGAAACTAATATGACAGCTGTCGTTACCGATGATTTAAAATTTAATATTCTACAATCATTACTAGGAGATTATAATACTTCTGGTACAGAGTATTATGTTGGCGTAGCAAGATCTGAGCAATGGGACAGTAATGATACTGCTACTACACCTATCAATTCGAAGTATGATATTATTGATTTTCAAGAGCGACTACAATCTATAAAAAAGGTAGAGGCCGCTAGCTTTGTTGTCCCTAGACAAGATTGGGTTTATGGTACAATCTATCCACAATGGGATGATCAAAGGCAGGGAAATGTTAGCACTGGTAGATATTATTACGTTTTAACAGATAATTATGGTGTATATATTTGTCTAAGAACTGGTAAAAATAAACAAGGGGTGACACAGCCGTCTCTTATAAAACCAGCTTCAAGTAACCTTGATCCTTTTGAACTTTCTGACGGATATGTGTGGAAGTTTCTTTATACAATATCAGCTCTAAAAGCAAATTACTTTTTATCTTCTCAATATATGCCAGTTCATCGGCAAGAAGCTATAGATTCTAATTCTACTGGTATTGAGCTTAAACAATTTGCTGTACAAGGAGCTGCAAAAGGTGGTAGAATTACTACATTTTTAATGACTAATGGCGGACAAAATTACGGTACAGTTGGCCAAATACCAAATGTGGCTATTAGAGGTAACGGTGAACTTTTATTCGGAGATTCTGCATCTTTGGTTCTATCAGCTGTAATCGATTCCGACACAGGTACAATTACTGCAATTAAAACAAAGACCGGTATTGGCAATACACTAGATTATTTAGATAGTTATTCATTCGCGGAAGCCATCATTACAGGTGGAGGAGGTGATAGCGCAAGAGCAAGACCAGTAGTTGGTCCTGATCCTGGGTTTGGCTTTGACCCTCGTAAGGATTTGAAATCAACCGCTTTGATGTTTAGAAGTAAGATTTTAGACACCGACGACGATTTTATATTGGCCCAGGACTTTAGGCAAATAGGATTAATTAAAAACCCAAGTGGTGGTGATTCAGCCGGCGGTTTTAATGCTATAACTGGTATTGCTAGTCGGAACATGAAACTTTCTCAATATACCGTTGCTCTTGGAAAAGATAAAACTATTCAAGGTGTGAGCTCTAGTGCAAAGGCTTATATAGATAATGTTGATTCTAGTGTGGCAGAAGGAACGAGAGTGTTTTATCATCAATCGGCCGAAACTGGGTATAAACAGTTTGTAGATGGAGAAACTATTCAAGAAATAAATGGAAACGGTGAAGGAGTTATTCTTTCCGCAGACCGGCCAGGTGAAGTAAATAGATTAAGCGGTGAAGTATTATATCTAGATAATAGAGCCGCTGTTCAGAGATCCACAAGTCAATCCGAAGACATTAAAGTCATCATCCAACTATAAGAGTAGAGTAATAATATGACAGTAACCTTCTCAGAAAACCTAATGAATGCTACTTATAAGGATGATTTTTCCGATAGCGCTGGCTATAAGAGAATACTTTTTAATCCACGTAGAGCTCTACAAGCCAGAGAATTAACACAATCTCAAACTATTATTCAAAAAGATATGGAAAGATTTGGTCGGAATATCTTTAAAGAAGGAGCAATGGTTAATCCTGGTGGAATTAGTATTAATGCTAATATTGATTTTGTTAAAATTGTAGCAGGGGATTTAAGTGGTCCTGTTAGTGCATTTCCAACTACTACTAATGCAGTTCCTGGTGCAATTTATAATGGACTAACTTCTGGAGTTAGCGCAGAAATTATTGAAATTGTAGATGGCGATGGCACAGCTAATAATCCTCCTACTCTTTATGTTATGTATCGAAGCGGTGGAGCACAGGCCGCTGGAACTACATCATTAAAATTTCAGCCAGGAGAAACTATTCAGTTAGATAATGGTAGTGATCAATATAAAGTACAAACTGTTAATACAGTTTCAAATCCAGCGGTTGGGCAAGGAGTTAGAATATCTGTTGCATCCGGTGATTATTTTACACAAGGGCATTTTTGCTTTGCGAAAGCACAATCATTAATTATTTCAAAATATACAAACAATTTTACTGGAGAAGTTGGTTTTAATGTTGTTCAGGATATTGTTACTGCAAGTGATGAGGACGCGTTATTTGACAATCAAGGAGCATTTCCAAACATTGCGGCACCTGGTGCCGATAGATTTAGAATTACATTAAATCTTGCTGTAAAACCTTCTACTCCTGGATTAGATACTTTTATGTATATTGCAAATATTGTAAATTCAGTTATAGTAGAACAGGCGAATGGATTTAATCAATACAATAAAATTAATGATTTAGTTGCAAGAAGAACTGCAGAAGAGTCCGGAGACTATGTTGTAAATCCTTACTATTTAAATTATGATTCTGGATCATCAACTGCATTAAATGCTGTGTTAAGTCCTGGAAAAGCTTATGTAAATGGTAATAGAATTAATCATCCGGTAAAAACCACATTGGAAGTTCCAAAAGCAATTACCTTTGCGGGAAACACTTCTACAGGACCTCAGTCATCGATAGCTGCTGAATATGGAAGCTATGTTGTAGTATCAGCGATAACCGGCGCGTTGCCTATGGACTCACCTGGAGGAAATGGGAAAACTACTTATCCGGAAGTAGAAATTCATAATAATACTACACCAAATGGTAATACCACTAAAATTGGAACATGTAGAATTCGACATACTGATAGTCCAGCAGCATTTGGAAGTAACTACAGATTGTTTGTATTTGATGTAGTAATGACCGGCACAAATAGTTTTAGAGATGCAAAGACACTAGCATTTTATAATAGTGTTCTTGCAGATTATGATAATACTCATTTCGCTACTTTAGTTTTAGAGAATAGCGTTGCGGCTATTAAAGAAGCAAATGATAATAATTTGTTTTTCCAATTACCAGTAACTCGTCCAAAAGATGTGGCACTTACAAATATTACAGTTCAAAGAAAGTTTACAGGCACAATAGCATCTGATACAGTAACTTTAACAGCTCAATCCGGTGAGGTATTTAGTAATAGAGGTGACTGGATTGTGATGGTAAATGGTACAATTATATCTAACTCAACCGGAACTATTGGTGGACAAACAATAACTCTGACAGGATTAGGAGCAGATAATCCAATTGAAGTATTAGCTTATGTTACAAAAACTTCTAATATATCAGTAAGAGCAAAAAATATTTCGACTAATCAAACTAAAACAGTAGCAATATCTAATAACGCAGTAGCTCTGGGCCAAAATGATATTATTGATGTAACAGTAATAAAAGCTGGATCGTCATCCGGGGCTGATGTTAGTGATCAGTTTATAGTAGATAATGGTCAAAGAGATGGATTTTATGCACCAGGTCAATTAGTCCAAAAATCAACAAGTGGGCTTACAGGAAATATTTATGTAGAATTTACATACTATCAGCATGGTGCTGGTAACTGTTTTGCAGTCGGGTCGTATGCTACTACATCTTACGGTAATATTCCATCATATACTATGCGAGATGGAACCGTTGTTGAGCTAAGAGAAGTATTAGATTTTAGATCTGCTAAAAAGGCTGACGGAACTTTTGATGATGCCGGCGGCGCATCTGGAGGTGTTGTCAATGAATTACCACAAAATGATACTCTTATTACTTCAAGAATAGAACATTATCTTGCTAGACAGGATAGAATTGTTATTGGAGAAGATGGCGTTCTTTCAAATTTAGCTGGAGTTCCAGCTGATCAGCCTAAATTACCACAGTTACCGCCAAAAACTTTAGAATTGTATAGAACCTCTCTTAATGGTGGTACTATTTCTCTATCAGACATGGTAGTAAAATTCATGGATAACAAAGGTTACACCATGAAAGACATTGGTAAAATTGATAAACGAGTTGACTTGTTAGAGGAAACTGTTGCATTAAGTCTACTTGAACTTGATACAAATGCCCTTGAAGTATTAGACGGTTCTGGTAATAACAGAACTAAATCAGGATTCTTAGTTGATAATTTTAAAGACCTATTTCATTCTGATGTTACTAATGTAGAATATAAAGCTGCAATCGATCCAAAAGGAATGACATTACATCCTGGATTTACTGAATATAATGTAGGACTTTTGTATGATGCATCTCAATCATCTGAAACTGATGGCGTCTGTGATACTACATTAGAAGGAGATAATGTATATCTTAAATATACTACTACTCCGTATATAACACAGGAGAAAGTTTCAAGAACTGAAAATGTTAATCCATTCATGATTTCTATGTATCGTGGTTCTATAAATCTTTCTCCGCAGTCCGATGAATGGAAAGTAGATCAACAAGCAGCAGCTAGAGTTATTGATGGCGGAACAAGATTAAATACTGATCAAGCATTAATGTTCGACCAATCAGAATGGGGTTGGTTAGGTACTGACGTTGAAGGTCTTGAAGTAGGTAACGAAACTACAGTGTCAGGATCAGAACGGACTACTTCAACTGCATTTAGAGAACGAACAGGCAATTGGACTAGATGGGGATTTGATCAGTCTACAAGTGCAGTAGTTAATAGAGTAGTAGCATCTGAAACAATCAGAGTATCACTAGGCTCTAAAATTATTGACATTGCCGTTATACCATTTATGAGAAGTAGAAAAGTTAGTTTTGAAGGAATTGGATTGAGACCAAATGCATATCATTTTGCATATTTAAATAATGTTAAAATCAATGATTTTGTCAAATCTACCGGAACTTTTGACAGAATAAATTCAGCAAGAGTAGAGTTTGAAAGTCCTAATAATATAACATCTCACCCAGATGGGGCAAGTACACTCTTAACTAATGCTTTAGGTACCGTTTCAGGATCATTCTTTATTCCTAATAATAGTACTACTAAGTTTAGAACAGGAAATTCTGAGTTTAAACTTCTTGATGTAACCGAAATTGAAACAAACGGTGGAGTACCCGGATCGGTTGGAGTTGCTAATTACAATTCCGCCGGTGCGCTGCAGACCTGGCAAGAAGAAATAGTATCAACTCGTCATTTAACTATTGTAGGGCAGAGAGTAACTACAAGTTCAAATAGAGTTCAAACCGGGGCATCAGCGGCCTTGCGGCGACAACCTCGACAGACCAATGAGGAGCTGGCGCGGATAATCGCTAATTCAGATGGCCCAAATTCTGATCCATTAGCACAATCCTTTTATGTAACAAACAAAGAAGGAATGTTTGTTTGTAAGGTAGATTTATTTTTCAAAACAAAACACCCGACTCTTCCAGTATGGATCGAAATACGGCCGTTAGTGAATGGTTATCCAGCGTCTAATACAATTGTACCAGGATCTAGAAAATATTTAAATCCAGGATCAGAAGTAAACGTATCAGATGATGCTACTGTAGCAACATCATTTACTTTTGATGAGCCGATTTATTTAAGCGGAAATACAGAATACGCAATTGTATGCATAACCGACAATACTGATTATTTATTGTGGACATCATTTATGGGTGATTTTGAATTAGGTTCTACCGCAAGAAAAATTACAAAGCAGCCGTTTTTAGGATCTTTCTTTAAATCACAAAACAGTACAACTTGGGAAGCGTCACAAGAACAAGATATGAAATTTGTATTACATAGAGCAGTATTTTCAACAGCTGGTGGTGATGCGTATCTTAAAAATGCAAATTTACCTCTTGCTGGATTGCAAAGTAATCCTATTGAAACAACTAACTCTTCAGCAGTTATAAGAGTTTATCAGAAAAGTCATAATTTATTTGTTGGCGATAAAGTAACATTAGCTGGTTTAACAGCAACCAATGGTATTACTGCAGCGCAATTAAATACCACTCATACTATTACACATATTGATCCAACAGGTTATAAGATTACACTAGCAGCCGGTACTGCAACTAGTGATGGTATGGGTGGCGGATTAGTCGCTACTGCAACTAAAAACATTCAAGGTAGTACTGTATATCCAATACTTCAAACTTTAAGTCCAGAAAATACGAGTATAACAGCTACTTCTAAATTATATAGTGGGTATTCAAATGTTGCATTGGAAACTCCGTATATTACGCCCGCTGCTGGATATACTCCAATCGCGTTAAATCAAAAAAATTATTTTGACAATCCGGTTATGGTGGCGGCGGCAACAAAAGAAGATGCATTAGTTGGCAATGGTGGATTGGGTGGAGCCGATACCGCTTCATTAAAAATTTCAATGAATACTACAAATGATTTTGTTTCACCGGTAATTGATCTTCAAAGGGCATCATTGGTTTATACTAAGAATGAAATTGATTATCCGGTAGGATCAGCTATAAGTGGACAAAACGTGGTATTTGACTTTGCGGCAGAAACAACTCCGTTTGGTGGAAGTGCGCTGGCTAAACATATCACTAAACCCGTCACTCTAACAAATACTGCGGTTGGTCTAAAAGTATTAGCAGCTATAAACAGACCTACCGGCGCAGTTGTAGAAGTTTATTATAAAACTGGTACAGAAGATACAATATTGACAGATATTAATTGGACACTTGCCACGCTTGAAGCACCAGTATCTATTTCAGATAATTTGTTTACCTATAAAGACTATAGATATTTGATAGGAACCGAAGCTGGAAATATACCAGCATTTACTACTTTCCAAATTAAAATAGTATTATATGCAACTAATAATTCAAAAGTTCCTACTGTAAAAGATATGAGAGTCATTGCGTTAGGAGTTTAAAGTGAAGAAAAAAGTAGATTATGTAAAAATACAAGGTCATCCGAATCTTGCTAAAGACTTAGAAACGGGTGCCATATTAAATATAAATAGCGATGCTGTTAAAATGGCAAGACTTCGAAAGAAAAACGCTGCTGATAAAGAAAAAGAATTAGCCGAATTAAAAAATGATGTAAGTGAAATTAAACAAATGATAGCAGAACTAACAAAAAAGATGGTAGAACAAAATGGCTAGAAAAGTATACGTAGGTTTAAGTGATACAATTAACACTTTTAGAGTGAAAACTAATACTATTGCTGCTCAAATTGGAGATTTGGATGATCTTAATAATGACTATACTGGCCATGATTCGGATATTGTCCAAGCTTTAAATTTAAGTCAATCACAGCGCAGAAAATATACTGCAGGAAACGGAATTTTAAAGACTAGTGTTAATGGAAATGTTACCGGAGATTCAAGCGGAGCATTTTCTGTATCGGCAGGACACGGTCTTACTCAACTTGATAGTGGACTTGAGTTAACAGATATGGCAGGAAACACTGTTAAAGTACGAGATGCTGCCACTACCGGTAGATCAACGGATAAAGTAGTTACTAACGAGCAAATTTTAATTGGTGATGGAACTGGTTTCACATCTGCTGCTTTATCTCAAGATGTTCTTATGACAAATGCTGGCGTGGTTACAATTCAACCTGATGTTGTAACCTATGATAAAATGCAAGACATCGTAACTGCAAATAGAGTTCTTGGCAAAACAACAGCTGGCACAGTTGAAGAAGTGCAAATTCAAACTGCTATGATATCGGATGATCAAGTAACTAATGATAAGCTAGCTAATATGCCGGCGAATACAGTTAAAGTAAATGCTACTGGCGGCACGGCTGGACCGACAGATTTAGTAATTGGTGCAGATAGAGTTCTTGGAAGAGATAGCATTGGAAATTTAAGTTCACTTCAAGTGACGGCTGGAATGTTAGCTCCAGGAGCTGCTGTACCTGATCAAGCTGGACATAGTGGAAAGGTTTTAGGTACTGATGGCACTACAGCAAATTGGGTTTTTGCAGATAGTAATACTATAACTAATGATGCTATAATTACAAATAAAATTAGAAATTTAGCAGTTGTTGAAGATAAAATTGCAGCTGACGCTATTACTCGTAGAACAATATCTGCTAATGCGGTTGGTTCATCTGAATTAGATGAAACACATACGTATATAGCTCAAGATTTTATGATTACTTCTGATGAGAGATTAAAATCCAATATTCAAACTATTGATAACGGATTAGATAAAGTCATTAATATGAGAGGTGTCTCATTTGATCTTAATGAATCACGCAAAATTGGAGTAATTGCTCAAGAAATGGAACAAATTGCTTCTGAAGTAGTTACTACTGGAGAAGATGGTTTTAAAACTGTATCATATGGATCTTTAGTCGGAGTATTAATTGAAGCAATTAAAGATTTAAATACTAAGATTAAAAAATTGGAAAATCAATAATGGCATTAATTGCAAGCGGGCTTTTAAGTCTTGGTGGTAATGATTCATATGGATCCATTGGATCTATCACGTCAGATCCAGATGTGGTAAACGGTGGGTTTGTTATACAATGGTCTATGCCTAAAACTTCTCTTGCAATAACTGTTTCGAATCCAGGAGTAGGAAATAGGTATTATATAGATGCTGCGGGACCAGCACCTACTATAGATCTAACAGAAGGAAATACGTACGTATTTGACCAATCAGATTCTTCTAACTCAACTCATCCATTACGGTTTTCAACTACATCGAACGGAACGCATGGTGGAGGAATCGAATATACAACTGGAGTAACATCTGTAGGATCTCCAGGATCAGCTGGTGCATATACTCAAATAACAGTAGCTATTGGAGCGCCTACGCTTTATTATTATTGCACAAACCACAGTGGCATGGGAGGACAACTTACTACATCGGCTGCAACAACTGATAGCCAATATGGATTTAAATTAAATTTATTAGATGGCCTTGGTTATATCTCATTTGATAATACTAATTCAAATACTGGATTTTCGACAGTAACTGGTAATCATCAAGCGACCAGTATGAATAGTATATTCACGCAGGCTTTAACTGCTCTCGGAATAACACCAGGTAGTGTCACAAATCCTATTGGTCAAGAAGTTGGATTTACAGATTATGGAGTAGGATTAAGAATTGCGCTTGACGACGGAAAACCAATCACAACTTACCTTAAAACCGAGAGACTAGCAGATGTAAGCGGCGCATCTACTTATAAAATAGAAATTGCTGCTAAAAGAAATGCATATAAAGATTGGTTTATCGGTAATGAGTTAGTTAAAGATGAATATACAGATACCGACGCAACTACTATTAGTACAGGTGGATTTAAATTTAGAAGTACTACAGGTAATAGCAGTTTTTCTAGTTATGCAGCCAGTCTTCCAACAGTATTTGGACTTCAAAATTTTACTCCAGTATATGTTGCTACAAAAGAAACTTCAATTCAAGGAGAATACGGAAGAAATTTAGTAGGTGAGAATATTAAATTAAGTGATTATTTTGCAGGTAGCGGTAATGTTCCACTTGCGGGATCTATAACTTTAAATGTTGTTGATAGCGGTGTGAACCAGCAAATATCACCTGGTTTAGGAGTTACTACACTTCAAAGAACAGCGACTGGTACTGGAAGCGGATCTACAGCAACTCAAATTTTTGATGATTTTGGCGATTCGGTCTGTACAGTTACTGCAGCCGGTACTATTTCTGGCACAGGAGGAGGGTCAGGCTCAGCAGCGGGTTTTAATCCATACGATACCAGTACTTTCAATGTCGATAAGATGATCTGGTATGGCACATATGATGGCAAAAATATGACCTTCTCGTGCGGTAATATTAATACAGCCCAAAATGTATTTCCACCCAACTGCAGCACGTATGCTGGAACTATTATAACCACTCCTAGCGTCAATATGTCTACGTCGGCGAGTGGTAAAGCTACCGGCGGCACTCCATCTCGCGCCTACAACGAACCCCATAGTGGGGTTAGTTCTTTTACAGCATACTTTCCATTTCATAATAAAATCTGGACACTTTCTAGAGGAGGAGTCTATACAGGTTTTTCCAACGCCACGGGATATTTGATCAATGTTTCTCCAACGAGTAAAAGTAATGTAATTCAAACTACAGATATTCATCCAAATTGGCATATTCCGTTTGGTTCTATATCAAATGGAAATAGAAGTGCATTTTGGAATTTAACATCTGGCAGTGCTTCACAGTCAATACTTCCCAATTCAGGCGGAACAGGTCTTGATAGCGAGTCTCATAAATTTGGTTTACCAATCGGTTCTTCAAATGCGGCTTGGAGTTTTAATGCAGCTGGTATATTTAAATTTTTTGGTGTGAATACTACTTCAGATGCTGTGAATTTTACTACCGGTGGCGGCGGTGGAGCAGGAGTAGAAGTTCCATCTAATTCAAGTAATGTATTTCTTGACCAGAAAATTGGTGAATACTACACAGATAGTGCTGCTTGGCATCCAAATCATACTGTATCAGTTCCTTCCGGTGAAGCAACTTTTAAAACATATGATTCTAATCACGTAGTAAATGATGACTTTTTTAACGATAGCAGTCTTTTAATTAATATTAAAGAAAGACTTATATCTGCTACTGGTACAACATCAACTACCGGCATTTTGGATAATTTTGGAGATAGCGCCGCCGATGTTTCTCTCAGCACTATTACTACTTCGGCTTCAGCAACAGCAACATATGGCCTTGCAGTGAACCAATCCGCTTGGGCGCACTTTTATCTAGGCCAATACAATAGTAATTATTATGACCGCATCTCGCAAGCCAATGGACAAGGAGCTGATATATTACCGTCAGGTCGGTCATTTGCTAATGGAGGAATAATTCGAATATCTGGATTAGGTGCATACTCTCAATCCGGCGGTGTGGGTGGTACTGCTGGTGTTGGGAACACAGGTGGTGGGTATTCATTTAGTTTTTACGGTAGTGCAAATTCACACTCCTCCAACGCCGGGACGAATTTGACTCAAGTTGTGTTATTTTTCCCTAACGAAGGAAAAGTTTTTACTTTTAATAGGGGCGGCCATTGGTATACTTATGGAAATCCAGCGGCAGCGTATCAGTATACAGTATCTGGCGGATCATTAAACGTTGCTACAGTATCAGGTTTAAACCCAGTATGGGATCAACCGGATCGAAATGGATTAAGTACTGCTGCAAAAGAAAAATATCTTTCATTTGAGACTGGAGGCCATACTTTAGTTTCACCAACCGGAGGAAGTCTACCAAGAGGTTCATCGTGGTCACTTAATGCTCAAGGCCTTTATAAAGTGACAGCAAAAAATACTATTATAGGTGAGCAGGTTGTTTTAATGGATGGAGAATATATATCTTCACAAATGACTTTTTTAAATTCAAATGATTCAGCCGTTATAGGTCAACACGTAGGAGATTATGATGCAGCAAATGATTCGTTTAATGTCAATTTAATAATAGGAGCTATTGGCGGAGGAGGCAATAGAGAAATTTCGTATACAGCAGAAGCATCTGATATTGATTTTTATAATAATGGTGAGCTTTTGTTTGATATTGAAGAAAGAAAAGTTGAAACAGTAAATTCAATTAGTACATTAAGCACACCTCAGACTTATGTAGATAATTTTGGAGATACTGTCGCTACTCTTGAATATATGAATCTTTCGACTAGCTATGGTCCAGTGCCAACCTATGGAGGAACATTAGGCGATCAATATGTTCAATATACCACTGGGACAAACCCCCAGACGAGAGTATATTTTCAGGGTACTTTTAGTAACTTTTTTCCAAGAGGAAGATCCAGCGGAAGAGGTGAAATTCTTTTAATCAATCCTCCTTCTACCCTGACACACTTTAGAGCATACACTTATGGACGAAGCTTTTACTACTTCGACAGCATGTTAGATATTCATTGGCGCCCACAATCTGTTACTAGTATTAAAATATTATTTCCAAAAGATGGATTAGTTTATACTATATCAAGAGGATCATATGGCGGGACAAGCTCAAACGCGGTTACGTATGCGGCTGTAGTAACAGGAAGTTCTGCTAATGTAATAAAAATATCTGATATTCATGAAAGATGGAGATCAAACCCTGATGAAATATTAGATCAAAATAGTTCAGATATAGTTTCATTAATTAATACAAGAAGAGCAAGAAACAGATATATGTTTAATCTGAGGGTCGAAAATGAAACGCTATTTATGGGGAGGTCACAAGGAGAAATACCGTTCTGGGGAACATATCCTGCAGCTGGCCAGGCATATTATTCGAATACTAACATACGATCTCAAGAATATATGAATTTTGATGATTATGGACCGAATACGACATTTAATCAAGGATACGGACCTTCAAGCCAAAGTGTAAGTGGGTATAATAATGATTACTTAAAAATGTATACTGAATTTAGGCAATGGGAAGGTTCTCAAGGCCCTGATAATTTTTATTGGGGAAGCACTCCAGCAGCTGAGAATGACCATTTACCAGTTTATCCATACTCATATTATTTACCAGTAAATAGTACTAGTAACAATTTTAAACTAAAAGCTCAAGGATCTTTTAGAGTTAAAGCAAAGAATACTACTAACAACGAGAAGAGTGCTAGTCTTGATGGCACAGCTTTTAGTCTAAATGCAAACGATTCTGCAGTAATTGCTGATACGATAGGTGTGCCATATCATAATAATATTGATAGTAATTTTTCTCCTCTTGTAAATATTAAAGGAATAATAATAGGAAGTCAGGTCACTGCGGCTCAGAATGAAACATTAAGAATGTCTGATTTTTATGGAACTGGCACAGCGAGTCCAATATATCGGCCGGCTTTAGCTTTTGTAGGTGCTTCTGGTGGTACTATAACTGAAGTCGGCAATTATAGAATTCATACTTTTACTTCTAGCGGGAATTTAGTAGTAAATACTCTTTCTGCTAGTGGTACTTCTACTATTGAATATCTAATAGTTGCAGGTGGTGGCGGCGGCGGTGGCGGACAACACAACACTACTGGAGGCGGTGGCGGCGGCGCCGGTGGCATGTTAGAAGGATCATATAATGCTGCACTTGGTAGTATAGCAATTACTGTTGGAGCTGGGGGCGCCGGGCAAACTGGTTATAGTGGTACCATAGGGTCTGGCGCAGATAGTGTAATATATGCCGCTAGTGGAACACTTACTGCATTAGGCGGTGGAGCTGGTGGATCCTATGCAAATATTGCTAATAGCGGCGGATCCGGTGGCGGTGGTGGCGGACAGTTTAGCGGTAACTCTCAGGGTGGACTTGGCACAGCCAGTCAAGGTAATAATGGCGGTGGCA